AACAGGTTGGGTAATATTGCATCCTGTTCGCGATGAAGTTCCAATGCAAGGTGAACTATTATTAAAAAACTATCATTTACCTTTGCTACAAGAACAAAAACTATTTGCAAAAAATGGTGTGATCAAGTTTCAGGGGGATGTTAAGCAACTTAACTTGGCACTTGATACAGATCTAAAAGGTGAAAATTTACCAGAAGGCCAATACAACGCCTTAATGAATACTGATTTGGTTCATCAGCTGAATATTCCAGACTTTAATGGTCAGGTCATGAAAGGTGCAGTTAACCTTAAAGGTTTGGTGAACTGGAAAGATCATGTCACTTGGGATGTAAAAGGTCGTTTAGATCATGTTAATCCTAAAGATAAAGCTATCCCTCAAGTCGTTCAGGACTTCTTACCACCAAGTTTAGATGCTGTAGTTGCTTCAACTGGCTCTTTAGAAAAAGGCACTGAAGTATTTGCTAATGTCGACTTTGACCGCTATGAGTCTTGGAAACTTAAATTAAATCAAGCACCTGAAAAGAATAAAAAACCACAGCCAATGTTTATGAATGTAGCTTGGTCCAAAATAGATCGTGCTATGCCATATATAGGTTGGTTAAGCAGTGATAGTGGTCAAGTAGATTTGACTTTGCGGGATGGTCAGCAAGATATTAAAGTGGCAACTAAAGTATATCAGCATGAACAAACCTTATTGCCAGCTGGACAATATTTAGCAACATTGAATGTTAAAGATAATATTCTTAATGTTCCTAGTTTTAATTTTGCGGCTCAAAAAGGGAGCCTCACAGGTCAGGCTAAAGTTTTATTACCTACCGAAAAACGTCAGTTGGCATGGAATGCGTTATTAAATGCAAAAGACTTTAATCCACAAAGTATTCATGCAGCTGCACCGGTAAACTTACTTAATGGATCAATCAAAGCAAGTGGTTTTGCCAAGCCAAATCAACAAATCATTCAACTTGAAAAAATTGATTTAAAAGGCCAGTTGGCTCAAGCAAACCAAGAAACGGTTGCGTTAGCTGGGAAAAGTACGGCAGCTTTATTATTTAATGATGTTAAAGCCGGTGGTGGTTTTAAAGGCTTTGCGGTTAATTATGACGGGTCTTTAAAAGCCTTAAAACAGGCAAATGGTTTGTTGAAGTTTTCTATAGCGGGCACGCCAGATTTTATTCGAATTAGCCAGTTACAACATGATGGTGTGGCTGGAAAAATCTACGCGACTGGATCATTAAACTTAAAAGATCGTATTGCTTGGGATATCAATAGTTCGCTTGTGCGTTTTAAACCTCAATATTTTGTTTCTAGTGTAAAAGGCGAAATTTCAGGAAATGTAAAAACGCAAGGTGTTTGGTCTGATAAGTTAAAGCGTATTGATATTCAGCAATTGAACCTTGCAGGATTTTTGAATAATAAGCCAGTGAGAGGTAAAGGTAACTTATCTGTACTTATGGATTCGAACCAAAAGGGCTTTTTACCTCAGCAATTTGAAGCGAATAATCTATTTTTAGTGTATGCACAAAACCAGTTACAGGCGACTGGTAATGCGCAGAATTTAAAAATCAAGCTCAATGCGCCTGCGCTTTATGAGTTGTATCCGGGTCTAAGTGGTCGTGCTTATGGAGATTTAAGTGTTCAATCTCAGCCGCGTTTGAAGGCTACAGCTAATATTGCAGTTGATAACTTTGCTTTCAATAATTTAGTGAGCGTTAAAAAACTGCGTGTACAGGGTGAACTACCAACTTCCGAAACAACTCCAACTCAGCTCACAGCAAAGCTTGATAATTTACGTAGTGGTAGCCGTCTAATCCAGTCTGCTGAAGTCAATTTAACTGGAACACGAAAAGCACACTTATTAAAAGTTCAGGCAAATAATAATATTTCTAAATTTTATGTGCAGTTAGCAGGCGGTTTTAACCAAAATAATGATTGGTTGGGCCAAATTCAAAAAGGTAGTTTTGATTCGCGTCGAATTCGTTTAGCGCAAAATCAAAATGCGCCTGTTGTGTTTTCATCAGCACGTTCTGAGCTATATGTTGGACAGCATTGCT